AACTACACCACCAGCTACTCCAACTGAGCCAACTGAAGCAGTAGGATCAGTTACAGTACCTACTCCAACACCAGTAGCTCCATCAGTAATTCCAGGAACTGGTATCATGGAAGAAAAGGCATTCTCCTTAGAAGCAGCCACAGCAGGAAACAAAAGTACAGTTAACAAATTTGACGACTTATTCAACTAAGAATGGCAATCAAAAAGACAACAACACAAACCGCTAGCGATATAATCAAAGGCGGTTTTAATTTGGACAACTTTAAGAAGAACAAGGGATTCAGTTCCCAGTCTGTAAAGTTCAAGAGTCAGGACTGGATTAAGACATCTCAGGCCTTTCAAGACATTACATCTCTTCCAGGTATTCCAGCAGGACACATCACTCTACTAAGAGGACATTCAGATACAGGTAAAACTACATTGTTGTTAGAGGCTGCAGTAAATGCACAGAAGCAAGGAATACTTCCAGTATTCATCATCACTGAGATGAAATGGTCATGGCCACATGCTCAAACAATGGGATTACAAGTTGAAGAAGTTGTAGATGAGTCTACAGGAGAAGTTACAGATTACCAAGGATTCTTTTTGTATGCAGATAGAGGTACGTTAAATACTATCGAGGATGTATCAGCTTACATCTTAGATTTACTAGATGAACAAAAGAAAGGTAACCTACCTTACGATCTATGCTTCTTCTGGGATTCTGTAGGATCTGTTCCATGTGAACTATCAGTACGTTCTAACAAGAACAACAACGAATGGAATGCAGGAGCAATGTCTACTCAGTTTGGTAATAACTTGAATCAGAAAATCCTATTGTCAAGAAAAGAGGGAAGCAAGTACACAAATACTTTAGTTGCAATTAACAAAGTATGGACTATGAAACCTGAGCATCCAATGGGACAACCTAAGTTGCAGAACAAAGGTGGAATGGCAATGTGGTATGATGCTACGCTGATTATTACATTTGGTAACATCACTAACTCAGGTACTTCTAAGATCAAAGCTATCTCAAAAGGAAAAGAGTACGAGTTTGCTAAGAAAACAAAAGTACAAATCGAAAAGAATCACATCAACGGAATTCAGTCAAGAGGAGCTATCGTAATGACTCAACACGGATTCATCGATGATGAGAAGAAAGCAATCGATAAGTACAAAGACACTTACAAAGACACTTGGGCTACTATTTTAGGATCAACAGACTTTGAAGTAGCTATTGAAGCTGAGACAGGAGAGGACATTAGAGATATTGGATTGAACGATGACTAATTATTTAGATATACTAAATAACATCGAACAAAAACCAGACAGGAAACTAAATGATCATGTGCTTATAGTAGATAGCATGAATACCTTCATAAGGTCTTTTGCGATGCTACAGGCAATGAATCCACAGGGCCATCATACTGGTGGCCTAGTTGGGTTCTTAAGATCGATAGGATTTCTAATGAGAACAATTGACCCTACAAGAATCATTTGTGTATTTGACGGACAAGCATCTTCCTCTAGTAGGAAGAATATCAATCCAGACTACAAAGCAAATAGGAATATAAAAAGGATTACCAATTGGGAGTTATTCGATGATAAGGAAGATGAGTATGCCTCAATGACTATGCAGATGCATAGACTAGTAGAATACTTACAGTGTTTGCCGATAACTTTGATCTCAATAGATAAAGTAGAAGCAGATGATACGATCTCTTACTTAGCCCAAAAGTTTGGAGCTAATAATAAAAAAGTTACCATTGTATCTTCTGACAAGGATTTTTTACAAATAGTAGATGATAATATCGAAGTATATTCTCCTATTAAGAAAAAGACTTACCAAAAGCAGGACATACAAGAAGAGATAGGGTTAATTCCAAATAATTACTTGATCATGAAGGCACTACTGGGCGACAACTCAGATAACCTTACAGGAGTAAAAGGATTAGGACCAAAAACTCTATTAAAAGAATTTCCAGGATTAGTCGATGATCCAACATTTGAGTTACAAGATATCTATAATATTTGTGAACAAAAGTTGCAAACTAAGAAGATATTTGCGGGTATTATATATGATTGGGAAAAAGTAAAAACCAATTATAATTTAATGAATTTATTGGAGCCAAGGTTGGGAGATTACGAAATAATTCATATATTAGATAAGATAAAAGAGCCAACACCATCATTACAGGTTGTTCCTTTTTTAAGCATGTTAGAAGCTGATCAGATTGAAGCTCTAAACAAAAACGTTGAAGGATGGCTTGAGATATTTAGACCGCTTTCGACATACAAAAAATAAGTTATAATAAAATAAGTTACATGACATCACTAGCAAAATTATCGTCCTACGGAAAAGGATTTCAACTAAAGGTATTAGGAGCACTTCTTACAGACAAGAAGTTCCTACTAAACACACGAGACTTACTTAGACCAGACTACTTAGATTCAGATGCCCATAAATGGATATTGGAGACTACAATTAAGTACTACGATAAGTACCATACTACAATTTCGCTAGAAGCACTTAAGATTGAATTGCAAAAAGTAGAGAATGATATTCTACAAGTAGCAGTTAAGTCTGAATTAAGAAACTGTTACGAAGCAACTCAAGAGGACTTAGCATACGTAGTAGAGGAGTTCACAACATTTGCAAAAAACCAAGAACTAAAAACAGCATTACTAAACTCAGCAGACCTACTTAACCAAGGAGACTTTGACGGAATCAGAAGTATGATCGACAAAGCAATGAGAGCAGGATTGGATAAGAACATGGGTCACGAGTATAACAAAGATGTAGAGAGTCGTTACAGAGAGAACTACAGACCTACAATACCAGCACCTTGGCCTATCTTAAATGAAACTATTGGAGGAGGATTTGGACCTGGTGACTTAGTAATTGTATTTGGTAATCCAGGAGGAGGTAAGTCTTGGACAATGGTTTCTGCAGCAGCACATGCAGTACAGCTAGGATTCAATGTTAACTTTTATACATTAGAGTTAGGTGAGGATTATGTAGGAAAACGATTTGACTGTTACTTCACAGGATATGGAATTGAAGAAGTAAACAAACACAGACCTGAGGTAGAGAAGATCGTTAAGAACCTTAAAGGTAAGTTGATCGTAAAAGAGTATCCACCAAAAGGAGCTTCAATCAACACAATCAAGTCTCACATCCAGAAGTGTATCGATATGGATCACAAACCAGACATGATTATTATTGACTACGTCGATTACTTGAAGGCACCTTCAAAAGGTCGTTTCTCTGAAAGAAAAGATGAAATCGATGACGTATTCATTGCAACAAAAGGATTGGCTAAGGAACTTCAAATTCCTATTCTAACACCGTCTCAAGTTAACAGAATGGGAGCAAAGGATTCTGTAATCGAAGGAGACAAGGCAGCAGGGTCATACGACAAGATGATGGTAGCGGATATTTGTTTATCACTATCAAGAATGAAGGAGGACAAAGTACTAGGTACAGGACGTATTCACGTTATGAAAAATAGATACGGAATGGACGGTATGACTTGGGATGCAAAAGTGGATACAAACAATGGACATATAGAGATATTGGGTAAGATGTCACTCGATCTTGACGACAACAAACCAGCAGGGAATTATAAAGAAATCGCAAATAAGTTCTTTGAATTGGAGAATAAAGTTCCATTCTAAAATGCTATTTATTTCTACAGTCTTAATTTTTAACAAACACTAAAAAAAGCGAATATGAGTCTAAAAGACGAACGCATTGTTTATAAACCATTTGAATACGCAAAAGCACAAGAGTATTGGTTGAAACAGCACCAAGCGCACTGGTTACATACTGAAGTTCCAATATCACAAGATGTTACAGATTGGAACAGTAATTTAAAAGATCACGAGAAAAACGTGATAGGAGGAATCCTTAAAGGATTTGCTCAAACAGAAACGGTTGTAAATGATTACTGGACATCCCTTGTCACAAAATGGTTCAGAAAACCAGAGATAATAGCAATGGCTACTACCTTTGGAGCATTCGAAACTATTCATGCAGAGGCCTATGCTCTGTTAAACGAACAATTAGGATTAGATAACTTTGCAGAGTTCTTAGAAGATGAGACTACTGCTGCAAAGATACAATCACTAATGACTGTTCGAGATGGAAACTCTGGAGAAACTGACTGGCATGAAGCAGCTAGATCTCTAGCAATCTTCTCAGCATTTACTGAAGGAGTAAACTTATTTTCTTCTTTTGCAGTATTGTTATCATTTAAAATGAGAAACAAACTAAAAGGAGTAGGACAAATTGTTGAATGGTCTGTAAGAGATGAATCTCTTCATTCAGAGGCAGGATGTTGGTTATTTAGAACCCTTATGCAAGAATATCCTGAATTAAAAACAGATAAATTGATTAAAGATATTGAAGAAGCTGCAACACTAGCTCTTGAATTAGAATTTAACTTTATCGATAAGATATTTGAAATGGGCGATTTAGAGAATTTATCTAAAGACGAACTTAAGAATTTCATTAAACATAGAGTAAATACTAAGATGGGAGATCTAGGATTAAAACCTTTAATACCTTCAGATCAAATCGATAAAGGAGCACTAAAACAAATGCTTTGGTTCGATGCCGTAGTAGCTGGAAAACAGCATACAGACTTCTTTGCCAACAGAGTTACAAATTACTCTAAAGGGCACATGGATTGGGATAACGCATTTTAATTAAATTTTATGACAGTAGATTACAGTAACTGGAAGCCAGGGGTTGACTACCCTGAGTGGATGAACGAAGTGTCTTTGGCAACAATCTCAAAAGGATATTTACTTCCTGATGAGACTCCAAAAAAAGCTTACAAGCGAGTTGCAGATGCAGTAGCAAAAAAATTAGATCGTCCAGATCTAGCAAACAAGTTCTTTAAATATATGTGGAAGGGATGGTTAAACCTAGCTTCACCGGTATTATCGAACACAGGAACTGATAGAGGATTACCAATCTCATGTTTCGGTATTGATACTCCTGACTCAATTAGAGGTATAGGATTAACCAATGCAGAGTTAATGAGACTTACCTCTCTAGGAGGAGGAGTAGGAATAGGATTAGGTAAGGTAAGAGGAAGAGGAGCTAAAATCGGAAACGGTGATATGGGACAGTCAGAAGGTATTGTGCCTTGGGCTAAGATATATGATTCAACTATTATTGCAACCAATCAAGGAGCAGTAAGAAGAGGAGCAGCTTCTGTTAATTTAGATATCAATCACCCAGACATTAAGGAGTTCTTACAAATCAGAAGACCAAAAGGAGATCCAAACAGACAGTGTCTAAACTTACATCAATGTATCTCCGTGGATGATAAATTCATGCAGAGATTAGAGCATAGAGACCCTGAGGCAATGGAGGTTTGGGTGGAAATACTTAAATCAAGAGTTGAAACAGGAGAGCCTTACTTAATGTTTAAGGATAATGTAAACAATGCTAATCCACCTGCATACGTTAAGAATAACTTAGATGTAACAATGACTAACATCTGTTCAGAGATTGCATTACACACTGACGAAGAGCATTCATTTGTATGTTGTTTATCTTCTTTGAACTTAACAAAATACGATGAGTGGAAAGATACTGACTTAGTTGAAACAGCAGTTTACTTTTTAGATGGAGTATTAGAGGAGTTCTTAGTTAAAACAAACGGAAAAGAGTCTATGATTAGATCACACCGTTCTGCTAAGAAAGGAAGAGCATTAGGATTAGGAGTTTTAGGATGGCATACATTCTTACAATCAAAAGGAATTCCATTTACATCTATTGCAGCAACTTCTTGGACAAATAGAATATTCTCACAAATTAAGACACAAGCAGAAGCAGCTTCTAGAAAATTGGCTGAGGAATACGGAGAACCAGTTTGGTGTAAAGGAACAGGAATGAGAAATACTCACTTACTTGCAATTGCACCTACAGTATCTAACTCAACAATCTCAGGAGGAGTATCAGCAGGTATTGAACCAATCCCAGCTAACGTTTATACGTTTAACTCTTCTAAAGGTACATTCATTAGAAAGAACCCAGTACTAGAAGAATACTTAGATAAAAAAGGACACAACTCAGAAGAGGTATGGCAACAGATTCTTAAAGATAGAGGATCAATCGCTAACCTACCAGAAGACGTTATGCCGTTTGAAGATAAAGAAGTGTTTTTAACTTTTGCAGAGATCAATCAATTAGCTCTTGTTGAGCAAGCAGCAATCCGAGGCAAATACATAGATCAAGCTCAATCATTGAATTTAGCATTTGATCCAGGTGATAGCCCTAAATTTATAAACCTTGTTCACCAGACAGCTTGGAAACTAGGATTAAAGACGTTATATTATTTAAGAACAGATTCGGTAATCCGAGGAGATATTGGAAGTAGAACTTCTGAGGATTGTTTGAGCTGCGATGGTTAGGAAACCGATATCACTACCTATTTATAATAAACGGTGAGATATGGTAATATACAAGATACAGTGTGAGAAAGATGGGAGGTTCTATATCGGAGCCTCTACCTCTCCACATAAGAGGCGGTTAGAGCATTTTAACGACCTAAGAAAAAATAAACATCATAACAGGTTCTTGCAAAGAGCATTTAACAAGTATGGAGAAGAGTCCTTTACCTATACTGTATTAGAGGAATTTGAACAGGAAGATTATATGTGGAAAAGAGAGGAAGAGTTAATAGAAGAGCTCTCGAATACCTATAACATGATGCCAGGAGGAATAAGAGGGCCTAGGATGTACGGTAAGGATAATCCTAAATTTGGAAAACCAATAACAGAGCAGCAGAGGAGACTACAAAGTGAAGCAATGTCAGGGGAAAAGCATCCATTTTATGGAAAGAAAAGACCAGACCATTCAGAGTTACTAAAAAGGAATAATCCAATGCATACACATAATATAGACTTCTCAGGAGATAAAAATCCTAATGCAAAGCACTTTAATGATTACGAAGCAATAGCTAGATTAAGAGAAGATAAAAAAACCTGGAACGAAATAGCAGCAGAGCTTGGAAAAAAAAGTGCAGAAGCATTGAGAAGGTCTTATGCAACTTATTTAAAAAATCAAAATTAAATTATGGAAATATTAATAGTACTTTTAGTTATTCTTGTTGCTTTTTTAGTAGCAGCGATTTACCTAATACAAATGCAACTTAGCGATGCTAAAGCGGCATTGGTGGAAAAGGATGCTACTCATGAAATTGAAAAAGCAAAAGTAAAAAAAGACTCTACATTTAGATCCTCAGCAGTTAATTGGGGTAAAACAATTGAGCATTTTGTTCCTTTCATGACTAAGTTCCCAGTACCGCCAGAGGATGTGGTATTTTTAGGAATGCCAATCGATTACGTAGGGTTTACCAATACTGAGAGCAAAACAAAATGTGAAGTTCACTTTATAGAAGTTAAGTCAGGAAATGCATTCCTTATGGGTAAGCAAAAGAATATTAAAAAAGCGATTGAGGAAGGAAGAGTTTACTGGCATGAGATTGCTGTAGATGGAAACCGAGCCGAAATTACAGAAGAAGTTAAGGTGTAAGCTACCTATTTATTTAAAAGAAGTTTTATATCAACTGTTTTATTAATTAATTTTATGTACAGAAGGTATGAAACTTTTTTTTATGTTTATAACTTTGCTATTTGGGGTAAGTTCCTATTCACAAGGAACTATCAAAGTAGATGAAGTTGTTAATAATGTAGTCATGGGACCACAGGCAGGTAGTAGAGACCTAGCTTTTGGTGTACAAAATATACTTGAAGAAGTAATTCAAGAAAAAGGTTATGAATTAGATCCAAACTCTACCAAAGTATTAAGAGTAGAATTACTTTACTTTGATGTTAAGAGTACTAATATGCAATTGGCAGTCTACGGAAATACTGTAGAGGTAACAGAAATAGTTGCTGCTGCCAAGCTAACATTAGATGGAAAAGAATTAAAAACAGTTGTAGTTAAAGGACAAGCAAAGTCCATCTCGTCATCTACTATTATAATAGATGAAGGAGGTAAGTTTTCTCAAACAAACGTTTCATCAGCATTAAAAAAAGTATGCGAACAAATTATTGAAAAACTAAAACTATAATGAAAAAATTATTATTACTGCTATTATTTCCTATTTTAGCATTTTCACAAAACACCTACCTATTCAATAGTATAGTAGAACCAGGACCTTATAGTGTAGGTCAAATTATTACTGTAAAATTTGTAATACAGTATGATCAAACTCCAACAAACCTTGTACAGTTTGACTACAAATACAATAACAAGTTATTAGAAAAAGTAGACCACACATTTAAACTATCAGCTTACCAAAATAGTTTAAACCACTGGGACGGATACTACTTCAACTTTAAACCTAATACCGATCCAACTCACCTTAAAGTACAATACGATGCCTGGAATCTTGCAGGCGGATCAACCTACGTCCTTAACCCAGATTGGTCTGTTGAACGTATTACCATCCAAGGATCAGCCTTTATACCATCACCATCAGAAATGATATATGTTAGATTTAAGGTAAAGGATAAAGGAGTAACATCTTATGCCAATTACAATAATGTTCTAAGTAATTCTTGGGCCATGTACCGAAACATGACAACAGGTGTCAACTCCGGAGTATTCGGTAACCCACCATTGAATTTAGATGCTGTAACAGGAGGTGATGCAGGTTTAGTAGTTTTAAATCTAAACACACCTAGTACACATCCTACACAATATAAGTATACCATTCAAGATACAGGAACACAAGCAACAGTAGCTTCTGGGTATTTTGATTCCAACTACCAAGCTATCGTTAAAGGGTTAACTAAAGATAAGCAGTACCATGCTGACATAAAATTGGATAATACACTAGCCTCAGATTGGTTAGACGAAGTAGTATCCGTAACAGATACTTATTTAACATTTAAGCAAGCTATTGGAGCAGGTCCAACACCAGGAGTTGTAGGAGCAAATACTTTCGACTATTCATTACAGTATCTTTATGCCGAAGTTAATAACAGTGGGAATGTAACATTTGATGATTCTTATGTTATGTTAAATCACATAATAGGACAGCCATCAAGTACTTGGTATACTTCGGTAGCAAATGGAGCTAAGGATTTTTGGGGTAGAATTGAAAACTACGGAACAGCTACCAATGATTATTACTTTGGACAAAACTTCTACTTCAAACCAACTGATACTGAAAAAACATTTACATATTCACATGGATTCATAGGTGATGTTGATTTCTCACACTCAGCACTTCCTAATGGTCAAAAACTGACAGGTAAATTATCAACATCAAGTAAAGTAGCTAAGAATGCCGAAAATTACAACCTAGTGGTAACTACTTCTTTAGTAGGAGGAAAAGTGGTATTAGAAACTAATTTTGACTTAAAAAACCTAGTAGGGACTGAATTTATCGTACAGTATGATCCGTCAATGTTAACATTTGATGAAGTAAAATTTGATGCAGGTAGTAACATGACAAACTTTGCTACACCTAAAGGAAATAAGATATATTTTGGTAGTTTAGATCAAAGTGGTGTACAGACAGTTAAAACAGGTACTCCTTATAAACTTGTATTCACACCTAAAACAGTGTTAACTAATACAGCAGGATTAATTTATTTTAAAGTTGCAGAAGCAGTTAAACAAGACGGAACTAAAGTAATATTAAAAATACAATAATGAAAAAGAGAATAATAGCTATAATGTTGGTACTTGCAGCAGCAGCTTGTACACAAGACCCCGAATACATAGACATTCCAAAAACACCAGTAAACAATGCTTTAGCAGTAGAAGGAGTTGAAGGACTTAAACTAGAGAGTTACATAGTAACTAATCAAGTAAAAATTAACAGTAAACTACCGGCAGCAGGTACTTACAAAATCAAAATATACGACTTCAGTGGAGAAGTGGTTAGTCAAGAAAAAATCGAAGGTAAAGAAGGAGACAACATACTAAATATATACGTTTCAGCCTTACCTGTTAGCTCATACTCTGTAGAATTACAAACTGCAGATAATAAAGTAATTGGGAGAGAGTTTTTCTCAATACAAACCAAATAAATAACTAAAAATTAAATTTACATTAAAATGGCAGAAGAACAAGAATCAACAGGAACATCTTTAAAGAATATCCTTATTGGACTAGTAAGCACAGTTACACTAGGAGTAGGTGGGTTTATTACTAACCAATTAACAGGAGGTGAAGAAGAAGCTAAAACAGAAGTTGCAGCTCCTGCACCAGTAATTAACATTACAAACTCTAATCAACAATCTCAACAAGCAGCTGCAACTGGAGGAAAGACTGTGATCATCAAAGAGAAAGCAGCACCATCACCGGCACAACAAGCAGCACCAGCACCTGCTAAACCAGTTAAAACTGAAACTGAGAAGAGAAAAGAAGAAATGGATTGGTAATTATGGAACAACTACTTACATTTACAGGAATAATTGTAATGTTAATATTAGCATTATTAATTAACTCTGCACTGGTATTTTTAGCTACGTTTGTAGGAGGTGTAGCATACCATGTTATTAGAGGAAGAAAAAAAGGATGGTCATTACCTAAAGAAGTAAAAAAGAGTCACTCATGGTAAAAAAATTGATACTTATGGCCTGCTTTCTAGCAGGTCCATTTGTCTTTGGACAAGTGATAGGAAAAACAGTTACAGAGGATTATCAAGCAGGATTTGAAGGAAAGGAGTCAATACTTACTATACCGGAATATAACGGTAAGCCAATTCCTGTCGCTCTACTAGATATTGGAGTTAATAAAGAAGTACTTGAACAATATCCGGACCTTGCAGATTACCGTGTAGGATTGGGACTTACCAATATCGTTGTAGCTTTTTTAGAAGAGACATTTAGATTCGAATTTGTTGAAACTAAAGATGCAATTAAAGATAGAATGGTTGCTCAATATAAAGCATCTCAGAAAGGATTATCTACTGAAAAGATAGAACTAAAAGGAAACATTGTATTAGCAAAATACCTCTGTTACATTGAGGTATATGACTTTTCAATCTCAGAAGATGAAACAATTAACCTAAAAGACGGAGTTAAGAATAAGTTAGTAACTAGATTAGGACTACAAGTTAAAATGGTAGATGCTCAATCTGGAACTTATATGTCTGGAAGTGGATTAGGAAAAGCAACTACAACAAGAGAGATGACTTTAATGAGTAACGAGAATTTAGAAGAAGTAAAATTCAATCAATCTAGTATTGGAACCGCTACTAAAAAAGCATTAGAGTCAGCAACAGCAAAGGTTGTTAAACGAATGATTCAAAAACAAGTGTTCACCAACTAACATTGAAAAAACTCCTTTACATATTATTCCTACTTATAGGATTAGGTACTTATGGACAGACCGTAACACAGACGTATTACGATAAGTGTACAGGAGAGACAAAGGTATTTAATATTGCATCTCAAGGATCTACAGTAGTTGTATATTATAATAGGTACAAAATAGTCACTGCAGCAGATGTACAATCGGGGATACTAAGGGTATGGTTGGAGGAGACCTACTTATGGTGGACTACTTATAATCCCTGCTCTGCAGCACAAGCTACTCAAACTGTAGCACAGCAAACAACACAACAAGCTACACAGGCTGCGACAGCAGCAGCAAGTGCCGCAGCATCAGCTGCAGCCGCTGCTAGTGCTAGTGTACCTGTACCCACAGTAAGTGTTCCTGCTGCTCCACCAACTCCTACACCTACTTCAACTCCTACACCACCTCCAACTAGTTCAACTTCAAGTAGTTCTTCATCAAGTAGTTCAACTTCAAGTACTACAGAGACAAAATCTGAGACTACTACTGAAACAAAAACAGAAACTAAATCAGAAAGTAAAACAGAAACTAAATCTGAGGAAAAGAAGGAAGAAGCAAAATCTGAATCTAAAGAAGAGAAAAAAGAGGAATCTAAAGAAGAAACTAAAGAGGAAAAGAAAGAGGAGAAAAAGGAAGAGAAAAAAGAGGAAAAGAAGGAGGATAAGAAAAAACAACAAGCTGTCAATCCTGTCTTAATAGCTGCCAATGTAATGGCTATGCAAAACCTAGACGGTACTTTCAATCAAGTAGCATCATTTGGATTATCTCAGAGTTCGTTAACAGGTGAAACATCGTATAGTGCAAACGCAATGATATGGTCTAACTTGAAACAGTTTTCTTTAGCCCTATCTAAAACTACTATACTATTTAACTATGATAGAAAAATACCACTTAAGGTAAAGGGGATAGAATATGGATCGTACTACGGTAAGGGATCAATAAATAAGATAACTGGAACAAACCTTACTGCAATGCTGATGTTTAGTACAAAAGTAATTTCAATAGGAACTAACGAAGTATTTTTACTTAAGAAAGGATTAGTAGCAGGTTATGCTATAGGGAATACTATTATTATAATGGATAGCAATATCATGTTATCTCCATCTCTAACTATATTTACTACTAAACCATTTCCATTTAAAAGATATACAATCTCTCCTATGGTAGCTACATCGTTTTCAAATATAAGTTATACATCACAAACAAATGAATTTGCTTTCAACAAATCATTTACCTATATTGTAGGATCAAACTTTGATTTCAATTTAACTCAAAGGTTTAAAGCTAACCTAGGAGTTAACGTAATTGGAAACACCAATCCAGATGTACCGATGACGTATGCAATTACAATAGGTTCCAAACTTCAACTGTAAAAAAGTTGCCTAATTGAAGAAGAGTTTATATCTTTACGTTATGAAAGAACATACGTTTAAGTTTAGAGGAAAGACTTACCAACTTACCGATAAGTGGGAAGAGACTATGTTAAACGACTCTAAGGAGTTTCAAATATTTCAATTCAAATCTTTAATAAAAGCACATGATTACGAAACTATAAAAAACAGAATAGTAAATCAAGAAAGGTTTGGATATCTGAAAGAAATTTCGTAAATTAAATAATAATCAAAAATCAGAACATATGTCTAAGAATTCAGCAAAAAAGAATTATCAAACCCTAGTGGAGTGGATTCCTACTCTAAAAAGCAGACGAGTAGCAGAATTAGTTGCAAGAGAGCAACCAGGAGGTAAATTCTCAAAAGCAGACTATTACAAAAAACAAGGAGCATAATGGCAAAGAAAGTAATTAAATTTTACGCAAATTGGTGTGGACCGTGTAAAGTGTACGCACCTACTTTTGAAAGAGTGAAACAAGAACTACAAGAAGGTATTGAGTTCGTTGAAGTGAACGTAGAAGAAGATCCTGATAATTTAGCAGGTGAATTTAAAGTACGAGGTATTCCACTTACAGTAGTATTGGAAGACGGAGAAAAAATAAAAGAGAAATCAGGTAGATTATCTGAAGCAGAGTTAAAAGAATTAATCTTAAACTAAAAACAAAACAAATGTTACGTAATCCAAACACAATTCCAGCAAGCGATACAGTTATTCAAGATCCAGCTATTGAACCATTCTTCATTACAAATTCTTCAACAGGAGGATATACGGTGTACGAAAGAGTAAATAGAGGTAAGGAAGACAACGCGTATCTAAGAACAGTTTGCTACCCATCTACATTCAATCATGCATTAAAAGTTATTGCAAAAGAGAAGCTAAATACCGGTGATACATCGAAGTACACTACTATTAAGGAATATGTAGAAAGATGGGAAGCTATTACTAAGTCTATTGAAAATGCAACTTCATTTCCTTTGTAAAAATGGAAGAAGTAATTAGACATAGTCTAGGAATGTGTGGAGAAGGACATCCAAGTCTTTTAAATATTTCTGGGCTTTTAGTTGCCATAGGAGGATCTATTTCGTATATTAAATACAAAGTAAAGTTATTATGGCAGAAGTAGAAATGGTATCTCTTTATGACTATTTAGGTCATGCAGCAGGAACTGATCTAGGAGCTAGAGTCTATCAAGCATCTATACGACTTAAGGAACAAGTAGAGACAAGACAAGTATCTACTAAAACCTATACAGGAAAAGTAATGCTCTATAGAAAGCAGTTTCTAAAAGAGTATTTTCAAAGTCAACAATTATAGCGTTTGCCTATACGCTTTTAATACCTGGCAAAAATTAAATAAATTAAATTATGTCTAAAAAACATGTTGTAGTCTCCTTAAGTGGAGGAATGGACTCAAGTACATTATTACTTAGATGTCTAAAAGAGTATGATAGTGTAACAGCTATTTCATTTGACTACGGTCAAAAGCACAGAGTAGAGCTAGAGAGAGCTCAATCATTGGTAGATTACTTAAATAGTATTGTAGAAAGAACCTACAGAGATCAGTTAGGAAATATAACTAGATTAGATAAGACTTATGACTCAATTAATTACCGTCAAATCCAATTAAATGGATTAGTAGATTTACTAGATTCAGCGTTAGTAACAGGTGGTCAAGATGTACCAGAAGGTCATTACGAGCAAGATAATATGAAAGAAACAGTTGTTCCTAACAGAAACAAGATGTTTGCTTCAATTACTCAAGCAGTAGCATTATCAGTTGCAAACCGTACAGATAGTACTTGTGATATTGCATTAGGTATCCATGCAGGAGATCATGCAGTATATCCTGACTGTCGTCAAGAATTTAGAGATGCAGATGATAATGCCTTTAGATTAGGTAACTGGGATGCTGAAAGAGTAGACTATTTTACACCTTACCTTGATACAGACAAGTTCGGTATCTTACAAGACGGAGAAGTATTATGTGAAGAGTTAGGATTGGATTTTGATGAGGTTTATAAAAGAACTAATACATCTTATAAGCCAATCTTTATTGAATACGCACCTGCATCATCTAGAGTAGAAGAAACACTTAGAACTAAGTTTGGAGAATGGTACTCAGATTATAAATCAGCATCAAGTGTTGAACGTATTGAAGCATTTATCAAACTAGGAAGAAAAGATCCAGTTGCTTATGCTGACGAGACAGGACCAGTTGATTATGAAGTAGCAAAAGCAGCAGTAGAAAAAGTATTAGCAGAACATAACTCTTAAAATTATGAACGAAACAAACAACAGTTTATTCACAGCAACAACAGGAACAGCAACCCTAGCAAGCACAGGATACTCAGGAACCATTAATGGAAATATTAATTCCCTATTAACAGAACCATCCGTATTAGGATACTCAGGAACATCTATCACAACCACCACAGACGGCACAGGATTAACCTTACAAGGAAATTCAACAATTAACTATTCAACAAATCAATATCAAAGTAATATGACACCAAAACAAGTAAAAGTAGCAGTATTTACAATCACAAGAGATGCAGATACAAACGAAATCACATCAACTACATTTGTAAAAGAATTATGGGTTGAGAGAAAAAATGGAACATCACTTGATTTATTAGTTGCAAAACAATTAGATAAAGATTTTGATCCTGAAAATACTGTAGTTAGAGAAATCTATACAGTTTCTTTCTAATAAAAATAATTTACCAACGCTCGCTGTTAGGTGATGTATTCAGACGAAAAAGGGTTAATAGTAGTCATTCACAAACCAGTAACCCCGAAAGACACAGGTTGGTAATAGGTTAAACATTGAATACCTTTGTAATAAGGCGAACTCGGTAGTGCGGGCAGTGCTAGGAATAAAGCATGAAGCAAAGAAGATGTGATGAAATTTCACTCCCTTATTACATAAAGATACTATTAGTAATGGTAGATGTGTTGTTCCCTTGAGAAAGGAATACGATTTGGCAAGCTTGGTGCAGGAGTTTTGATACTGACAAGACAACACAAATGAGCTCTCAGCTTGACCCTACTCTTATATGGGCGTAAACTGTAAGAAATAGTCATATAAGAAAGAGGGTGCTAAACAATACTAGGGTGCTTGGGTCAAGCCTAGGGAAGATGCATGCGACTTATGACTGCTCGGAAAGACGGGCTCATTTAGTCAGGTGGCGAAATTGGTAGACGCTATCCTTAGGGAGAGTCCGAGTTAAAAACGGCGTTCAAGGTTCAAATCCTTGCCTGACTACAAAATAAAAAAAAAATTAAAACAACAGTTGCTTATTAAAATAATAGTTCGTATATTTATCTAAGATAACAACGAAAGACATAATATAAAAAATAAATTAATAAGTAGTTGGATCGGAATGGAAAAAAGCGTATATTTATATATACAAACAAATAAAATGAAAGCACAACAAAACATACATCAATTTAATCTTACAGCGCAGAGAGCCATTAGCATATGGTCGGACTCGTTATGTGGATCAGATACTGTGATTGGCTTTACATATAATAACGAACCGAAACAAGGTGGTACCGAGGTATGATATGATATAATAGAAAATACATATTATAAGTAAGGTACCCGGATCAAAAAAAAGATTTATCAAGAAGAAAAAAGGGGCGGTGGTAAATTGGTAAAGCACTCGATCGTGTAGATCGAGGAAGAGGTTCGATTCCTCGAAGTAATGTAACAGTTACGAGTATGGTACTATTGTAGGTTCGAGTCCTACCTGCTCCACAAAATAGTTCATTGACATATTGGATAAAATTAAGGAAGAGTGGACAGTGGTCGTCAAGCGCTCTTGAAAAGCGTCGCTCGGAAACGGGTTGCAGGTTCGAATCCTGTCTCTTCCGCAACAATGCCCATTCGTATACCGGTTAGTACACTTGTCTTTGACACAAGCGGAGGTAGTTCAATTCTACCATGGGCAACTGTAGTAGTTTTGAGATGGGCGAATTCTACTTTAAAAAAATAATCCCTTCACCACTGGTAGTAGAGGAGCCCGGTTTATCTCGCTGGCCTTGGACGCTAGAGCACGCAGGTTCGAATCCTGCCTACCAGACGAGGAGACTGTTACTAATTCATAGTCCTTATATGACGACGGAAGCATAGAATTAGATCTGCCCTCTAGGCTTTAAAGTGAAGCACCTAGCTTTTAACTAGGGTAAGAAGGAGCATTACCTTCAGGGGGTACGAGAGACTGTTACTAATTCATAGGAGCGTTAAAGGATCTACGCCTGCGTAGAATTAGATTTGCCTCGTTGGCGTAATGGGAGCGTATTTGTTTTACATGCAAAGGGCAGTAGTTCGATTCTACTACGAGGTACAAAAATGGGGATGATAGTTTGTATCGGACGGCAATCCGGTACATGAGTTCATAGCCATACTACGAACAGCATTCTTTGCCGAGGATAATAAGTAGTAGTTTCGTTAATAGTGTAGTGGATAGCACGCCGGCATAGTGGCTGGAGGGTAGGGTTCGAAACCCCTTAATGAGCGAGAGGGGTTCGCACTAGACTAGAGATAATTAGGAAGTGCATTTGGGGACGACAGGCAAGGTGCCGAGCAGGTCTGTAAAACCTCACTGGGATGGTTCGATTCCATCCGGCCCCACGATCAGGACGGAGTATCTTAGGGTACAAAAAAGTCATGGCATCAAATCCCGGTAGGGGTGCTGACTTAAAATAAACAACAATGGTGAAAATGGAGTCCTGCAGGCTAACCAGAAGTAGCAACGAGGGGATAACGGACCTTTGGTATAGCTGGTGCGTACGCTAGTCTGAAGAACTAGAGGAACAGGTTCGATTCCTGTAGGGTCCACGAAGAAGGAGCTGTGGGTTCGAGTCCCACCTGACTCGTTGAAAGCGGGTCGGTAGAGAAATGGGTACACTCGCCTTCGTATGGATTGTTAGCTCAGAGGCAGAGCGGTTGTTTGTTAGGCAACGGGTCGGGATTTCGAAATTCCCACAATCCTCAAAATTGATCTGAAGCTTAAGAGGTATACAGCGGAGGTTTGTTAAACCTAGGATAGCAGGTTCGAGTCCTGTCAGATCAGCAATTAAATGTCCGTATAGATGTGCTGTGGATACGCAGAGAATACATCGAGTGGGTTAGTGATGGTAATATGTAGGCGACACTCCTTAATACTAGGATCGGAGAAAAAGGGTTGGTGCATAGGACAAGTAGCTAGCAAGGTTGGTTCGATTCCAGCTACGGGCGCAAACATGAGCGTTGAAGCACAATTGGACGTGCAACTGGCAATGTGGCCAGATTAGGTTATAGGTTCGAATCCTATCTCTGCTCCAAAATTGCTCCTATAGTAGAATGGTTAGCACACATCTCTGATAAGGATGAAATGGAGGTTCAATTCCTTCTAGGAGTACAAAATGATTGTATACGTGTAGGGAAACACGGCCCACCGGTAAAATGGGTGCCTTCGGGCTAGGTTAAAGAAAGATGTTGAGAATGTCGCGAGTTGGTAAACATCATGGTTCGAGTCCCCTTACAGTCACAAAATGGAAAGTAAATCAACATGGTGTTGAGTCCGCCTGCTAAGCGAGGCGTTCGGGTAACCGGATTCAGTTCGATTCTGATTCTTTCCTCGATTTCAATCTTGTCTTCATTGGTTAGTATATTACGACTATATTAATCAGCATATCAAAAAAACCTCTTCACCGTCCTCACAACGTGTTTAAGGAACACAGGAGATGAAAGTACGAACGGGGCCCCGTGGTAAGACACTTTAAAAATCATATAGTACAACGATAGGTTAAGGGGTTCCTATCAACTACCGACTTGATCTAGGATCGAGAATATCTCATAAGTATTCTCAGACAAGAGCGTAACTTGTAGTCGGTACAAATAGAATGGATGGAAGCTATTAAAGTGCGGCTCAATAATACCCAGCCGTCATTCTATTATATGGTGGTTCTAGCTTAATTGGTAAAGTGCTTGACTGTGAATCAAGAGAACAGGGTTCGAAACCCGGTATCACCCCAACCTAGTTAAGGCTTATGTCGGTCCGAGTAAGATGAAGAAATAGGTATCGGACCCATATATCCCTGTGGTGGAATGGAAGACACAACGAGTTTAAGCCTCGTAAACTGCAGGTTCGACTCCTGTCAGGGATACAAAATTAAAGTGGCGAAATGGGGAGACGCTAAGCTAATTCGGTGAGAAAGGGTTACGAAGGAGTCTGTTTGTAAGACAAGTGGCGTAAATATCAGGTAAAACAGAGTAACCCTCAAAGTTTATGAAAATATTAAGAATTATCCTCGTCAAGAGTGGTCACTAACATAAACTATATTTCATACAGGTTCGATTCCTGTCTTTAATTTTAATTGGTCTTATAGTTTAATTGGAAAAACTTATCGCTACGAACGATAGAACGTAGGTTCGACTCCTACTAAGACCTCAAAATATAATTACAAAGCGTAGGTAAGAAGACGTGGAGAGACGTTACGCAAGGGTACACACTAAGGATAAGTAGCAATACTCAACTCTCTAATGGTGTGTGAAGCACTGAGAAATCAGATCCCAGATTCCTGATAAAACTTACTAATTATATTTTATTTGCCCCTATAGCATAAATGGAAATGCATGGCGCTTCTAACGCAAAGACTGGGAGTTCGAATCTCTCTAGGGGTACAAAAAAATCGTGCTACGGATACGTCCTAAGATGGGAAAGGAAGCTGATCACTTTCGGCAGGTTAAGCGATATCCTGCAAAATACGGGTCACAGACAAGGTGTCGGTCAGGTCTCCAAAACCTCGATGGGTAGGTTCGATTCCTACGGCCTGTGCAAAATATTAATTATGAAAAAGAAATTCGATGCTCATTAGGTTTATTAACCTAAAATTAGAGCAAGATGAGAATCAAAGGCTATACTCAGAAAGAGTATAAAAAAGAGATTGTAAAAGTAAAGTACCCACCTTACTGGGATGAAGGATTGAACTTCAAAAAAGGACACTCCTCAACAAAGTATAGAAGTTACAAGACTTGGAAACACAGTAGAAAAACACAGTATAAATCTTAAAATAAGTTATCATGAACAAGTATCAAAAAACACTAGTAGTGGATTCAAGCTTTATGGCAAGAAGTATTATCAGTACTGAAAGAGCGTTCGTGATTTCATATAAAGGTAATGCTGAAATAGTAGCTGAACATCCAGAGACATTCGGATTAGTAAATCCACAATTAGAGATATTTAAACCATCTATCATCAGAGTGTTTAAATATGTAAAACAGAACATCCACAAAGTACCTCTAACAAGAGAGAATGTATACCGAAGAGATAACTTCGAATGTGTATACTGTGGAAGTAGTAATGTAAGAACATTAACATTAGATCACGTGATTCCTCAATCAAAAGGAGGAAAAGATAGTTGGGACAATTTAGTGACCGCATGTAGAAGCTGCAATGGTGAGAAAGCAGATTTGACATTGGACGAATACGGAAAAGAGATTCCAGAACCTAAACGTCCCCACTATTTAATGTTGATGAAGCAAATGCATGACATACCAAAAGAGTGGGAAACATTTTTATTCTTTTAGTAAAAAAAAGTTGCTAGAAAGAATTAAAGTTCGTATATTTAGGTATAAAACAAATAAGATATGAAAGGGATAACATATATTGCATCAGCTAATCCATCACCCGAAGCAATTGAAAGAATGAAGAAAAGAGCTACTAGAAGGGATGAAAGAATAGAGCAAATGCAAAAGGATTATGAATCCGGAAGGTTTAAGGGGATTATAGATTCCCTATAAGAAAGGTAAAACATCTACTACGTAACGCACGATCGACGACACGTACTGTCTGGATAGTCAGGCTAGATGTTTAAACTATAAGCGCACATAGAAAGACAAACAAGTAATTAAGACTTTGACTGGTGATGAGCCTTAATATGTTTAAAGAATTACAACACTATCAAGAGGTGTTATGTTTGTTGAGTATGATAAGATGGAGCTGCATCCCCAATTAAGTGAGAGCTTGAGTAAGGCAGTTAAACAATCCAAATTTTATCCCAATCTTGAAGGATGTGTGTTTAAATTGGGCAAGGTGGCCATGGAGACCGGTAGCATTGCAAACGCTACAGACAGAGTTCGATTCTCTGCTTGCCCTCAAAAAGTAAATTAAAAAAAAGTTGCTAGATACAAATAAAGTTCGTATCTTTAAGTATAAGAAAGAAAGATAAAAAAACAAGTGTCACCCAAAATATTTTAAGTTAGATTCGAAGGTGAGAGATGAACTTAAAGCACTTGTTAGCTTATCTAAGGTTCGACCCTCTACCAAATGTGTTACACCCACAAATGGACATCGAGAGGGAGCTACCGACTGATAAGTGACCGCACAAGCGGTAAAATTGCACCTGTGGGCAAACTGGTAAAGTCGCCAGACTTAGGATCTGGAGTTATGTGGGTTCGACTCCCACCAGGTGTACAAAATTAGAGTTAGCTTATAAGTAAAAGCAGCAGGGGCTAACCTGCAGAACGGATTCATAGCCCGACTCTAATTAACTGCTTCTGACGCATAAATGGTGGTGCACAGGATTTGTAACCCTGAATAGAGCCGGTTCGATCCCGGCCAGAAGCTCAAAGTGTTGTTCCCTTGAGAAAGGAATTAAATTTGCCTAAAGTAGGTGCAAGCAATGACTAATTTTCTAGATAAATTAGGAACTACTACAACACTGAGGAACTCAACCTCAAATTGCGGGTATGGTGTTTAACGGCTAGCACGTGGGCCTTCCAAGTCTGAAGTTTCGGTTCGAATCCGAATATCCGCTCAAAAATAAAAGTGTCGCAATACGCGATAGCACTCATCTGATAGATCAGTCAGAAAAGGAGACTTCGGAGGTATCAAATCCTTAGCTTTTATTTCAATTGCTGCCATCGTCTAACGGCTAGGACATATGGTTTTCATCCATAAAATCGGAGTTCGATTCTCCGTGGCAGTACTATCTAAATCTATAATAGGTTTAGGGTTCGAGTAGCTATTTATAGTAAAGAATGACTATGAAGAACTGTAAAAAATGTAATGTAGAATTTACACCTAGTAAGGGACTAGTTAGCTACTGCTCTCTAGCTTGTAGAAATAGTAGAGTACAGACAGAAGACATTAAGTTGAAAAAGTCAATAACTGCTAAATCCTCAGAAAAAGTACTAAAAGCAAATAAGCTGTCAGGTAAATTAAAGTTACAGAATAATGCCAAAGAGGTACTATGTACTATATGTAATAGGCTATTTACAGTACCGAAACATAGAAAAGTAAAGTACCACAAAGAATGTTGGAATAATCAATCCGGAGGATATAAAGAAGGCTCAGGAAGAGGAAAAAGCGGTTGGTATAAAGGGTACTGGTGTGATAGTAGTTACGAACTTGCTTGGGTAGTATACAACTTAGACCATAATATACCTTTCGAAAGAAATAAAAAAAGATACGAGTATGAGTGGGAAGGTAAAACAAGGCAGTATATACCGGACTTCGTATTAGGGGATCAAGTAGTAGAGATTAAGGGATACATGACTGAGCAAGTAAAGATAAAAGCACAGGCAGTACCAAATTTAAAAATACTACTAAAAGAAGATATACAGAAAGAATTGGAATACGTAAAGCGCATTTACGGAAAAGATTATATTCAGATGTACAAAAAACAATAGGTGACTGTAAGATTTAAATGTGCTCCTAGGAGACTGATCGGAAGTTATTTCCAGCCTATTGTTTAAATTGGGGCTGTAGCTCAACTGGATGAGCGCTATCCTTGCACGATAGAGGATGTGGGTTCGACTCCCATCAGTTCCACAAAAATAATAAGCGAGGTAAGACTGGTAGGCTTTTAATCCTAAACCTAGAAATAGGAGGGAGAGGCTAACGAAAGAACCGAACGAGTAGTTAGTTGAAGGGATTTACTTGAAGGTTAAGTTTGGTGTAGAGTAAATTGTGTACCTTATTATTTTAATTGGTCTATTAGTACAGAGGTAGT